TTGGGCTCCTCCCCTGTCCGAAGACTTAACAAATATACAACTCTTTTTTACTTCTCCAAACATTCACGCAAAAATAATTCGCATTTATGCGAGGAAGTAGGAACCAGACCGGGAGGTAGTGAGCAGGTTAAGACAGACGTAACGGACCGCATCGATACCGTGGTTGTCCTTATCGACCGGCCTGTTGAGGTTGCGCCCGTTCTTGTCCTGCTCCCATCGGTACGCCCGGAGCTCCTTCTGTAGGTGTGTACTCTCGGCGGTGACCAGGAGCTTGTGTCTTCTCATTATGTCGATTCCCTGACGGATCGAATCCGGTCCCTTCCGTGCGGGCTTGACGTTATGTCCCAGCCTAAAGAGCTCCTCGATACTCTTCGGCTCTGCTGAGTCTGCGATGATGGTCTCCACATTTAGCTTGTCGAGTTCCTCCCCGATGTCCGGGTTCGTGAGTCCTGTCGAGTACAGCCGCTCGTGAAGTATGAGCGTATGCCCATCGAGGTAGACATCGATTACGGCTGTCGGGTCGTTAGTGAATCCAAAGTCGAGGCCCGTCCCTATGCGCTTCCCAGCTATCTCTCCAATCTCCCAAGTAAACACGGCCGCCTGGTTGACTCCTCTCTCTCCGAGTCCGTAGATACGCCAGTAATTGGGGTCGGCTTCCTTTAGGCGTTCAATCTCCTGAACCGTGGCCTTGTCGAGGTAGGGGTTGTCCTTGTATGTGGTGCGGAAGAAGGAGGCATCGTCGCGGGGTATGACGTCCTCGTAAATCCAATGATACTCATCGGAGGGGTTGAAGTCTATCAGTACCTTCTTTGTGGTCCGGAGTAGGAGCTGCCTCCAGTCTTCGAGACTGAGCTCATTCGCCTCGTTGATGAAGAGCACCTGTCGCTTCCTACCTCGGACCTTCTGCGGCTGGTCTACGCTGATGAACTCCACGAGGTTGCCGAAAAGGATGTAGTTGGCTTCGCTCTTGTTGTGGAAGTCGGGGTTGTAGATGTCTTCCCTTTCGAGGATTTCGAAGAAGTCCCTCATGGCCGTCGCCCTCAGTGCGGGGAATGTCTTGCGGGCTATGGTGATAACCGCCCCGGCGTTCTCGTTCTCGTAACAGAGCTCTACGATACTCTGAAGGATACTGTACGTCTTCCCCGATCGCGTCCCGCCTTGGTGGATTTGTATTCGGGTGTCGCACCCTTTGACGTGGTAGTAGGTGGCGGGCTGTCTCAACTCACGTTCGATGTTGCTTCGGTAAACCACGAGAGCGGCTTCTTCTCTGCCACGGCTATCTCTTGCCTCTCAACATACCCGCGCTCCTTGCCCTTGGTCTTTAGGTAGAAGATGGTCGCGGCGGGGTTGCCTGAGTCTATGAGCTTGTGAAGTTTGCTCTCGGCGAAATCAAGGGCCACGTTTCCGAGGTCTTCGACTGCGGTCTTGTACTCATCGTCGGTTTGCATCCAGTCGTAATGGGTTGAGCGATGAATGCCCACCATCTTACAAGCCTGAGTGACGATGCCCAGAGCTTTCTCTAAAGCCTCAAGCATCGCCTTTTTTTTGTCCGTCGGATTTGTCGGGTTCATGCCTCAGCGTTTACTTGATTGCCCCACCTAATTGATTCCATGTCTGGATAGGGTTCGGGTATCTCCACCCACCAACTATGGGCGCGATCATGTCCAGACATCCACACCTCAAATGTATACTCTTCCTCAAAGCCGTAATGGTCTACGGTGTGCCTCCATGCTCCGCTATCTAAAAGCTCAAGTATGAGGTAGTTGCTTCCGGCCATCGGCGGGTCAAGGGTGCAATGTCTCCACTTCATTTCTGCTTGGGGTTGTGGGATGGGTAGTGGCATTATCCTCGGGGGTCATATCCTGCGTCGTCCTTACCTGCGAAGACGGGCGTGATTGTCATGTCATACACGACCTCTTTGTACTTGGAGGCTATGCTACTACTTGCCGGTGTTCTTATGTGTCGGGAGAGCATCATCTGTGCGGCCTGCCTGCTGGAGACGTACCACACCTCTCTCTCGTCGTATTCGGGACAGGTGAAGACCGCCTTGTAGATTTCAGCCATACAGTGCCAAATATAGCAGGAGCGCGAAGATACCAAGGTAACCGTAGAAGGTGGCGCGGTAAGCGTAGTCGTTCATAGGTCGAGTTTATTCTTGTAGTGCTGGATGATGCGCTCTGTCTCGTGGCGATAGAACTCTTTGAATGTCCCTTGTTCTTCTATCTTCCAAACTTTGAAGAGTACGTTTCGGAGGCGTTGGCTTTGGCTCTTGGGTTCATCGTACAGGTCCAGCTCCACCGCGTCCAGCTCGTCGATTTCATCTTGGTTGATCTTCTCCTGTCCTCGGAAGTACACGATGCCAAAGGCGTCCACCATGCTGTCGATATCGGCTATCTCTCCGCTGGTCTTCTCTTGGGTGATAAACCGAAGCGAGACCGTCTTGTCTTTCCTGCGTTGGTATCCGTCCAACTGTGCTGCGGTGAGAATCTTCAAAACAATTTCGGTTGCTTATTGGGGTCGTGGTAGGTCTCAAATTTAGCTGTTCGGATGATTTGTCCGTCCGGCCTGCGCTCCTCGTATCCTGTCTCCAGGTACTTCCTTCCGTCCCTCTCGACGATGTTCTGATAGATGACCTGCTTCATTAGAACAGCGTCATTTGGTTTCTTGGCTCCTCGATTAGTTCCCACTCGGTCCGGCTTAGGTTGTAGACGTCCTCGTGGCCTACTGGGGTACAGTCCCACGTCGTGGCCTTGTATCGCTTCCCATCCTTCTCGTGGATTTTGGTGTGCAAGATTTGTCGCTTGGTCATGTGTTCACAGCTTGCCCTCTTCCCTCATAATCTTCTCGGCCCACCTTTTGCCGGCCTTTCCGCCCCATAGAAGATACGAAATAGTTCCGCAAGCCTTGGTATCTGACTCGTCATAATACTCCTCGGCGCGGCTTAGATATGAATACATCCGCTGTACGGTGTCGAAGGATACGCCTTCCCCTTTGGCCAGCTGTTGGGCGCGAACCTTCCCGACCTGTGTGGCGCACTTGTTGCCCACCTTCTCATTGAGCTCGATGCCCCGCTTTGCGTTATTGCTTACTGCGTCGGGGTAGTTGCCCCACGTCTTAAGATTTACACGAATACTCATAGGCTCGTTGTAGTTGGTCGACCATGCGCTTGTTCTTGCCTGTGCAACTGCACGGCCTTTCCTTAGCGTTGAAGGTCCGGTTGAAAATGTCGTACATAGTCCGCGACTCGGCGCGGTTGAGTCTGCCGCTTTTGATAGCTGGCAGGAGCTCCTCGAAGGCGGTGACGTCGGTGGGGTCCATCTCCACATTGCGGCCCGGAAAGAGCGCGTTCAGTTTGGCGCGGCGCTCATCGCATCCGCAGTCCTCTGCTACAGCGTGAACGAGTTTATCGATTCCCGTCGCCTTCGTCAACTTCGCGATCTTGTCGCCGAGCCCCTTGGATTTCTTTTCTGACACGTCTTATCGTGGTGTATAGTTTGTGGCGGCTGATGCCCGTCGCCTCGGCAAATGAATCAAGGGTGTGCCCCTCTTCGAAATATATTGCAAACACCTCCGCGTCGAACCAAGGGAGGTCCGCAAGGCGCTCCTCGATATGGGTGAGAAGTTCGTCACGGTGGGCAGCTACGCCGTCACCATCCCACCAGTCGACAATGTGCCGGGAGAACTTGCGGCGGCGCTCGATATCCTTTCTCCACTTGTAATGATATCGGGAGGTTTTGGAATTGTAATTGTTGACCATCACCCGCAGGACCCAGTACTTCATCTGGTCCCTTTCCAGGAGGCCGTCGATTGTGTCCTGTTTGGTTTGGTAGAGCTGAAGGATAACCTCGTGAAGTAGGTCCGGGCCGTCCTTCCCTGCGATTCTATACGCGGCCTGCAAGAGGTCGTCGTAATTGCGGGAGAGGTATCCGTCCAACGTCACAGCTTCCGGAGTCTGCGGTTGTACACGTCGACCATCGCCTCCAGCTCCTCCGAGCTCCACTTCTTGGTAGTGTTGGATAGCTGCTCCACCTCCATCGCCGTCCCTTCCCCGTATACCCTGTCGAGGTGGCGGGCGAATTTGAATTGTTCGCCGCTTCGAAATCCGTTGCAGGATTTGCATTGCGGCTTGACATTCATCTCATCCCACCGGGTTGAGAACTTGGCCCGGCTTTGAAAGTGTCCGGCGTCTACCGTCTTCCAGTGTTTGAACTGCCCGCAGGTGAAGCACTGCACGAATCCCCGATGGTCGGCGTCCTTGCTGCGCACCCACTGAGAGAATACCTTATCGAGGCGGGCGATGAGCTTCTTGCGGGTCATACGAACAGTGCGAGGCATGACAGCAACAATACAACGAGGTTGAAGAGCCGCACCTGGTTCTCCTGATAGTATTCCACCCCGACCTGTGCAAAGGTGAGGACGGCGATGGCAACGAGAATTCCGTGGATCATTCCGGGGGCTTGATTTGGCCGAGGTCGATAAGGTCCTCGACGGTTAGCAATATAGCCTTTCTCTCCTCTCGTGTGCCTGCGTGCCTCTGATAGGGGTCGTGTTCGGGTCGGTGCTTGCGTTCCAGAATCCTCTCCGCGCGGGTCTCTTCCCACTTGCGGCAGCACTCCATCAGCTCGCCGAGCTTCAGGCGCCCGTACATGGGGCCGAACTTGTTCCTCTTGATGCCTTCAAAGACCAGCGCAAACTCCTCCAGCTTAAATGCGGGGAACTCCTCCATGAGCGCCCGCGCCGTCTCCTTCATCTCTTCGTCGTCCTGGATGGTCTTGGTGGCATCGACGAATTTTATGAGCCTTCCGAGCTCCGCAAGGAACCACGCCCGAACCATTTGGGGATGGAGGCGCAACGCCGTGCGGATATTGGTTCCTTCCTCCCACGCATTTTGAGGGGTCAAATTTCGACTATCTCCCTTCAGGAGTAGCTGAGTACTATCCGTTAGCGATAAAGTCCTTGAGGCCATCCGGAGTGAAGCCTGAGGGGTTAAATCCTTTTCTTCTTTCATTGCTTTGTTTGTTTCTCATTCGTGACAGCCAGCTCCGCGCCTTGGGTTTCCACTTCGCCATCGGCGTCCCGGACACGATCCAGCCCGTGGACTCGTAGTGGGTGTGGAACTCTTGGCCGAGCTGGTCGGCGACATCTGAGCCGCCAATATCGCGGAAGTATTCGACGACCTCTTCCTCGGTGGGTCTCTGGTACTCCAATTCCTCACGCGCGTTCTCTCTTGTTCTCTTAGAGGTATTTGTTTCTATATGTACACGGGCCAAATTTGGCTCATCGATGGTTCGGTTTTGGCTTATCGATGGTTCACTTTCGTCCCATGCATGGTCCGGTTTCGTACCAAGGCAATATGTGTGCCTGCGGTCGAATCCATTCGGCTTCCTGTAAATGGCTTCTTGCTGCTCCAGCTTGACCAATGCCCGCTTGATTTTGGACGGCGTCAGGAACGGCAGATATTCGGCCATCTCTTTGATGCCCTGGGTCATGCACGGCTCCTCCCCTGCGGAGGTGTTGCGCTCTATCCAATACTTGAGGTGGGCGAGTACGGCAGCGGCAGGCAATCCCCACCGCTGCGCGTCTTCAACTTCGAACCAATACTTCATGGTGGGAACATACCATCGGGATCGAGTTCTTTCAAAGCCTTTTGGACTCTGGCTATCTCTTGCCGCAGTTTGTCCTTCTCTTTCTTGGTCACCTCATCGTTGCAATAATCGCGCAAGAGGTTGCGCCGATGCTCCCGGAGAAACATGATCCGCGCCACGCGCTCCTGGTAGGGTAGGACAATCTTCGACATCCAGCGGGTTATTCTTCCATCCATTCGTTAAAGGCTTTCTCGTATTTCTTGGCGAGTGTAATGACGTCCTTCACCATCACCTCGTGAGGCAGCTCAAACGATTTGTGTTTGTACTGGTTGGCCCACGCCATGCCTGCCACCTTGAAGCACATACCCCGGATGATTTGCTTGTCCTTGTTTGGGTTTGCGGGTTGGAACTGCTGGAAGCCTCCCGGGGGCGGTGGGTTCTTTGAAATCTTGAGCTTCTTGCCCCACCTCTCGTTGTCGCTCTTGACCTCATAGTAGACCTCATCGCCCACCTTGTACGGGGGTTCTTGGCTCTTGCTGTTGGCCTCTCCTACTGTGCCGTCGTTGAAGGCGACCTCGAACTGGTACATCGTGCCGTGCTGGCCCTTCCAGTCGCCCTTGCCCTGGATGGATTCAATTTGCGCCTGTACCATAGTTCGGCGGGTTTTTGAGGTCAATGTTCAAGGTGTCACAGAGCAGCCCAAGCTCCCCAACAAAGAAGAGACCGGGGTCTTTCAACTTGCGGTTGATGGTTACGGGGTGGATGGACAGCGCCTCGGCGAGGTCCTTCTGGGTCTTCTTCTGCATCGCCATTTCCGCAACGATTGCGCGGTTGACAGCAGTTACCCAACGTTTGTACTTTGTCATGGTATTGTGGTTTGTCTGTGCAAATATAGGGAAGAGATTTGGATATATGCAAAAGATGCGTATATATTTGCGGCATGGAACACACAGTTAGCCCCCTATTTGATGAGGTCATCCAGTTGGCGACCCCCGACTGCATCAACCGGAGAGATATGACCCTTGTGCGTAAGCTCAAGAACCTCCAAGAGTATACCGTCCGCATTGAGAAAATCCTTGAGGACGCGAAATCCATTATCGAAGACCACGCAAAATGAACACCGACCACAAGCTGGGACGCGCTGAGGCCGTCCGCGATATGTCTCGCCTCATCCATGACGAGGTAGGTAAGATAAACAACCACATCACCGCACGGACGGCAGAGCTCTCCGACGATCATACCCATAGCGGCTACCTCTCCGACGACTCCAAGCTCTCAGAGCTTCGCGCTATGCGGACCACGCTCGACTTCATCCACAGCAAAATCGTCCGGCTATGATTAGCGTCCACCCGTACCGATGCAAGACGTGGAGCGAGGCAAAGCGCGAGTGGGGTTGGCTTATGCGCTCCAAGGGATTGCAACAAATCAACCGCAACGCGCCGACAGGATATGGCGA